GCACTAGTATAGCTACCTGCTGTAACACCAGTACCAGTAATATTAGAACTATTAATTTTAACCTGCATAGCTTACCCCAAGTTGTTTTGTATTTCTGTCCAAGCTAGTGTGTTTTCATCCCAAGTATACAGCTTGCCGTCTGCAGGCATAGGTGTTGGTGCTGTCCACAAACAGGTCGTTTCATCCAAAACCCAACTAGCAAATGGTTTGGGTGGTATAAACGCGTCTAGCTGTAAATTGTAGGTATACCCAATACCGGCATAGTTTTTACGAAATGGAGTACCACCACTAACATGCACACCACCACTAGTATTATAACTAGTGCGCTTGCACAGTTGACCGCGTATATCACCATAGTGGCGTTCCCAGTCAAAGTTTGACTCATCTCGGCCTACAATTACCTCGGTTACTACATAATTTTCATCTAAAAAAGCATAATGTGCCATTGTAATTCCTCAAACAAATAGCTCTGTTAATTCGTGATTTAAGCCTAGGTTGCCTACTGGAAAAGTATTAAAACTTAGGCTAATTCTTTGATGTGCAGAATCTGCTCGGTTTTCAACCATGTGCTCTAGGTGGCTAGGAAAAATAATTAATTGATTTGCTATGCTAGGAAACCACCAGCTTTCACTGTTGAACAGGTTCCACTGCTGTGGTGGAATACTAAGCTGCCTATAACCACCACGATAAAAGTATAGTTTGTCTATGTTTGGGTCACTGGCGACATATAGCACGCAACTTATTAAGCTGTTAGGATGTGCATGCTTGTGGTGAAATTGTCCACTACTAGTATAATTTGCCCAGCTTTGGGTTATGCGTAGTGTTAGACTGCTTGGTGGCTGATATACTTGCTGAAAATACTCGTCTGCTAGCAGTTGTAGCTGAGCTTTTAAATCGGCCAATTCTGGTTGGTCTAGTATATAGTTATTCATACTACTAGTATTACCAACATTACTACGTTGTGGTGCACACTTAATAAAATCTAATTCACTAGAACTAATTGGTTGTGGTAAGTCTACCAGTGCTACTGCTGTGGGAAAAAGTTGATTGATTTGCATGAAAAATTATTATTATGTTATACTATTAAATAAATCCCAGGAAATTGTAGATTCGTTCCACTGATAAATCTTATCATCTTGTGGGTAGGGCACTGGACTAATCCAGCGACAAGTAGTCTCATCTAAAATCCAGCTTGGATAAGGTTTAGGTGGTATGAATGCATCTAGTTGAGGATCATAAGTATAGCCTATGCCAGCATAATGTTTTCTAAAACTACTATTATAACTAGTTTGACGCCAATTTGTATAGCCACCAGACCAAATAGTTAAAAAAGCTATACCCATAGCTTCGCTTTCATTACCACTAGAATCTAGTAATTCATTGTTATTTACAACATGAACCTCTAGTACTTGATTATTACTATCTAATTTTGCAAAATGTGCCATAATTTATTACCAAGTTATGGATCCGTTCCCATTAAACGTATAAATTCTGTAACCGCCTGCTGTAGAAATACTTGGGCTACCTGTAGTTGATACAGGAGCTGCATAGGTGTCTAAATATCTTATAATTACCACACCAGAACCTCCTGCTCCACCATAAACACCTACTGCTCCTGGTGAAAAAGCATAACCAGAAGCTCCTGAGCCACCATTTCCTCTATTAGAAGTTCCTGCAGATGCTGTTGTACCACTAGTACCAGTAGCTCTATCTCCACCAGGTCCACCTGCTGCGTATGTTACAGCAGTTCCAGTAATACTACTACTTACACCAGAACCACCAGGACTACCAGTATTATATTGAGCACCGTCTCTATCTGTGCCCGCTGTGCCTGCTCCTCCACCACCAGATCCAGCTGTACCCGCCGAATTTCCTGAATTATTACCACCCCTATTGCCTTGTGAAGGAGTTGTAGCAGGAGTATTTCCTGCTCCTCCTAATGTACCACCTGGGGTTCCATCAGGAGCACCTCCTCCACTACCACCTGCAAGTGCTGTAATAAAAACACTACTACTCCAACCGGCACCTCCGCCACCACCGTAAGCAGTAATATTATTAAAAACAGAATTTGCTCCGTTACTTCCCCTTGTTCCTTGACCAGGGCTGGATGCTCCTCCACCTACTGTAATCGTGTAAGTAATGCCAGATGTTACGCTAACTGATCCAGCAAGATAACCACCTGCACCACCACCACCTGCACCTCTACTTCCTGCATTTGCTGATCCACCACTTCCGCCACCTGCTACTATTATATACTCAACTGAAGTAGGTGCATTAGAGGCACTACCTCCTAATACTGAGGTCCAGGCACTGCCATTATACACTTCTACAACAGTTGTTGAAGAATTCCAACGAACCATGCCAGTAGCTGCAGTTGGTCTTTGAGCTGTACTACCAACTGGAAGCTGTAAAAATCCAGTATCATTAATAGTTGTATTTTTAAGTGTAGCCATTAGAACCCAAACCTTATCCAAGCACTGCCATTATATATTTCTAAGTAACCTAGAGTAGTATTAAACCGCCACATTCCTGTGCTAGGTGAAACCGGACGCTGTGCTGTAGTGCCTACTGGAACTTGCAGGTATCCAGTGTCATCGATAGTTGTATTTTTTAATGTAGCCATAGTATACCCATATTAAGTAGTTGCAAATACAATATTCCAAATATCTTTAACCATTTGTGGTTCTTGGGTAATGTCAGAATCAGCGTACAATCTATAGGAGTAGTTTTTAACTACAGGCAACAATTCGTCGTCAGGATCGTCTAGTGTAATTACAGTATCTACCCATAGGGTTTTAGGTTCTGCTATAGGCACTTGTGTGGCTTCAGTAAACCTAATTGCACGTATTTGCGTAGTTTTAGTTATCATTGTACTTGTCCTTTAACACCTTTAATTCCTCTGCAAGATTATTTACCTTTGTAGTTAACTCTTTTATAGCCTCAATAAACAATCCAGCAAAATTTCCATAAGCAACACCATATTCGTCGGTATCACTAGCATAAGTAACTACCTCTGGTGTTATTAAGTCTACTTCTTGTGCTATTACACCTATTTCACGCTTATCTTGCAAGTTTTTAACAGGATTATCAATTTTGCTATAGTAAACACCGCGCAGTTGATTTACTTTGGCTAGTGCACCGTCTATAGTAACAATATCTTTCTTTTTCCGCCTATCAGAAGCTTCTGTTATAGTGCTTGTTGTATATAAACTGCCACTAAGGTATACACTATAGGACGCACTAGTTGTGCTGCTGTTTAGGCCTATATAGCTGGTGTTATATGGGCTATATATTATCCAGTGTCCACTACTGCTGTCGTAGAGCCCGCAATCAGTATTATCTCGCCCCATCCAGGTAAAATCGTTGGTAATATTCCAACCTTGCCAACTGCCTACACCAGCACCATAAGTAGAAGCATTACCATAGCTAGCACCTGAGCTGCCTGCCGACCATAGGCCATAGCCTTTATCTTGAAAGTATAAGCCTGTATCGCCTTGGGGTCTAAACCAATTATTTGCATATACTGCACTTAATTGCGAACTACCATTTGGATTTAAATAATAACCTGTATCATTACTATCATAGAAAATTGGTGCGCGTATATCGCCTGAAATAGTCAAAACACCAGTACTAGGATTCCAGGTTGCTTTTGAGGAACTAACGCGGGCATTTAATGTGCCAGTAGTAGCTGTGGCGAATACTGGATAGTAAGTGCTATTAGTAGTTGTATCATCAGTAATAGTGCCACTGCCTGCAGCACCTGTAGCACCTGTGGTACCTTGACTGCCAGTAGCACCTGTAGTGCCTGTGGTACCTTGCACACCTTGAGTACCCTGTGCACCGTTAACACCTATAGTACCATTAGTGCCTGTAGTACCTTGCACACCTTGCACACCCTGTGCACCGTTAACACCTATAGTACCATTAGTGCCTGTTGTACCTTGAGTACCAGTAGTACCCTGCACACCTTGCGGCCCTGTAGTACCCTGTGCACCAGCTAGGCCCTGTGGACCGGTGTTAATAGCTCCATTACTAGCACTGGTAATTTGTCCACTTTCATTAACAGTAATATCTGCGCTGGTATAGCTGCCAGCTTGCACACCAGTGGTAGCTATAATCCTAGCTGGAATTTTTGTAACCATGTTTTGTCCTAGTTTATGCAGCAGCTTGCTGTAGTGGTTCTAGATTTTGTGTGGTCCACCAAGGTTTGGCTAGCATGATCCTGAGGTGTTCACGGTTGCGACTTAGACAATCTGCCCAATCACTGTCAGACATGCCAGTGGGTTTGCCATCCATGATCAGGTTCACCGAGTCCATCGCGGCACTGTAGTGGCGTGCAATTTCTTCGGCGGTGGGTTGCTCCACAGGGGTTGCGACTTCAGTCATTTTCAGTTTCCTTTCAGGGTTGCAAGTTCGGCTTTCACCGAGTCGAGTTCGGATTTGAGTTCTTGGATGGCGGCAGTTAAAGTTGCCACAAGGAATGAGGTATCAACGCCTTGGTACTTGGGGTTGCCATCTTCATCCACGGCATCCTTCTCGCCAGTCACTGCCTGCGGACAGACTTCAGCAAGTTCGTGGGCGATGAAGCCCTCGCCATCAGAGCCGTCTGATTTCCACTTGTAGGTGCAAGGCTTGAGTGCAGCGACCTTAGCCAATGCACCAGTCATGGGTTGGATTTCTTCTTTCAGACGGTAGTCTGATGATGTGTTGTAAGCAACGGCAGTTGTTCCGTTTTGCGAAATAGTACCAATGACGCTACCGGCGAATAGGAAGTCCGCGTAACCGTTGCCGCTTACTGTACCCGAGGCGTGACCCACTTGAATTCGTGGGCCGCCGGTAGTTGACGGGCCAAGAATTCTGGTTCCAGCATTGGCCGTCGAAAAGTAATCGAAGCTAACAACTGCATTGTTATCGACGACAATCCTCGGATTCCCATCCCCATCAGACAGCACGATGTAGTTGTTGAGAGTGCGGATGTCGAGGCCACCTTCGTTCCCGTTATATGCGCCGAGGATGGTGTTTTTAGTACCAGTCGTTACAAGGTATCCCGCACCAAAACCCCCAGTATCACAGCCAATAAAAGTGTTACCACCACCTGTTGTGTTGTAACCTGCCCATATGCCAACAAAAGTGTTTCCACTGCTAGTGGAGTTTAAGCGCCCTGCCGCAGTGCCAACATAAGTGTTGTAAGAACCCGTTGTATTTGTATAGCCTGCTCCCCAGCCAATTGCCACAACCCCTGCCCCAGTTGTGTTGCTATACCCCGCTTGATAACCAACGGCTGTGTTTTCAGAGGCGGTGGTGTTGGCGTTTAGCGCGCTGTTACCAATAGCGGTATTGTACGAACCTGAAGCATTTTGCAATGAATTTAAACCTATTGCGGTGTTATAGCTTCCTGTTGCAAGCGACATTGACTGATAACCAAATGCCGCATTTTGTGTGCCAGTAGTGTTTGCTTTGCCAGCATAAGCACCCACAAAAGCATTGTAGTTTCCAGTTGTGTTTCCATAACCAGCTTGATAGCCTAAAGCGGTTATTTCAGCACCAGTCGTATTACTATACCCCGCCTGATAACCCACAGCGGTGTTGCTGTTGGCGGTGGTGTTGGAGTAGAGCGAACGAAAGCCAAGAGATGTATTGTTTGCGCCAGAACTATTGGCTTGCAAAGCATATTCACCAATGCCAGTGTTGCCACTACCCGTATTTGCGTTCAAAGCGCCATAGCCAACAGCAGTTACAGAGTCAGCGGTAGACATGGTTACACCAGCCGCCGCCCCAATAACTGTATTTCTTGCACCTGTCGTATTCGCCGCCAAAGCACTCGCACCCACCGCAGTGTTGGTGGCTACAGCGCCTGCGCCACGGCCTAGGGTAATACCATTAACACCAAGTTGCGCTCCGTCAAAGGTAAGCACACTACCGCTTGTCGCCACCTTGGAGGCGTTGAGGTACAAGACACCGTTGGCAGTGCCAGCAGTAAGTACAGGATTTGCACCTAGTGTTAGTACACTGGTAGTTTTGTTGTAGGTAAAATTACTGCTGCCAGCCAGTGTGCCCACATCATTAAACTGTACCTGCGTGTCACTGCCGCCGGGTCCCAATTTACTTAAATCATCACTGTGCCAGGTTTCGCCACTGACCAGTTGAACACGTTGCAGTATACGCTGTGTGCCACTGACATCCAGCTTAATGACGACTATGACCGGTGCGGTGTCACGATTGTACACACTAATAGACTTGATAGTACGTTTAACACCACTAGCAGGCGCAGCAACCAGGGTAACATCAGTGGTGCCATTGAGCTGTCCATCACTGCTTAATTCCGAAAAAGTATTATCGCTTGTATCAGCATAGGCCACTACAAAATCAGGATTACTAGTAGCTACGCTGCTGGCTAATACAGCCTTAATACTCTTAGCGGTTGAATCTAAAACTATTATTTTCATGTAATAATCCTAACTTGTAAACCATAAAAGTCTTTTTACCTGTGTTGTTGCTGGTGTTGGTGTACCTGTTGGTCCTTGTACGCCTGCTACGCCTTGGGGTCCTATTAGTCCACCTAGTACACGAATTTGTATTACGGTACCTAATTGTGGTGTAACTACAAAATCAATGTTACTACCATTGATAGTATAGCTGTTAGTTGGTAACTGCATGATACCGTTTAGCGTTACAATTACATTGTGCACTGTTAGACCACTAATAGCAGCAAAACTACTAGTAGTACCGTCGCCAGTGTATGTGTAAGTAGTGTACTCACTAACGGCTAGTCCAGCACCTGCACCTTGCACACCTTGAACGCCTTGTACGCCTGTAGTACCTTGAGTACCCTGCGTGCCTGTAATACCTTGTATACCTGCTGTACCACTAAGGTCATTGATATACTGATAGCTGCTGCCATTCCACAAGTATAGCTTGCTATTATCTGCGTCTTGAGCGTTACCAGTATCAATTAGTGCAAATTGTCCACTAATTATACCAGTTGGACTAGTATCAGCTGTTAGTGCCGCTACAGAGCTATATACTTTAGCTACTGTAAATGCAAGTCCAGTTGTACCTTGTGCACCAATTGTACCTTGAACACCTTGCAAACCAGTATTTCCAGTTGTACCTTGTATACCTATTAGTCCGCCAAGTACACGCAGTTGAATTATACTAGTATTAGGTGGCGCACTAACAAATACTACATTAGCACCACTTATAGTATAATTTGTAGTTGGTAGCTGTGTAATACCGTTTACACTTACTAATACAGTATGAACTGTTAGGCCACTTACTGCAGCATAACTAGTTGTAGTACCGTCACCAGTGTATGTAAATGTAGTATACTCAGTTACTGCTAGTCCAGCTCCAACACCTTGCACACCTTGTGTACCAGTATTACCTTGTACACCCTGCGCACCCTGCACACCTTGAGTACCCTGTGTACCTTGTGTGCCCTGCATACCCTGTATGCCTATTAATCCACCTAGTATACGAAGCTGAATTATACTACTATTAGGTGGTGCGCTAGTAAATACTACATTGCTGCCACTTATAGTATAATTTGTAGTTGGTAGTTGTGTAACACCATCTACTACAACAAGTACAGTATGAACTGTTAGGCCACTTACCGCTGCATAACTAGTAGTAGTTCCGTCACCAGTATATGTATAGGTAGTGTACTCAGTTACTGCTAGTCCAGCACCTATACCCTGTATACCTTGCACACCCACAGTACCCTGCACACCTTGTGTACCTTGAGTACCCTGTACACCCTGACCACCAGTGCTACCAATAACACCGCTAGTACCTTGTACACCAGTTGTACCTTGCACACCTTGTAAGCCAGTATTACCCATAGGCCCAGTACTACCAGCTACACCTTGTATACCTGCTGTACCGCTAAGGTCATTGATATACTGATAAGTGCTACCATTCCACAAGTATAGTTTGCTATTATCAGCATCTTGTGCATTACCAGTATCAATTAGTGCAAATTGTCCACTAACTATACCAGTTGGGCTAGTATCAGCTGTTAATGCGGCTACAGAACTATATACTTTAGCTACTGTAAATGCTAAACCTGCTGTACCTTGACTACCTGTTAAACCTTGAATACCCTGACTACCATCAGCACCTATATAACCTGCAGTACCTTGAACACCTTGTACACCATCAGCACCTATATAACCTGCAGTACCTTGAACACCTTGTAGACCTTGTGGTCCTTGTGTACCCTGTGTACCTTGAACGCCTTGTGTACCTTGTGTACCTTGTACGCCTTGGGTTCCTTGTGGTCCCTGAGTGCCTTGTATACCCTGTGGGCCAGTTAATCCAATTAAACCTAAATTACCTTGTGGACCTTGTGGTCCTTGTAAACTTTGTATACCTTGTATACCTTGTGGACCAAATCTACCTTGTACACCTTGTGGGCCTTCTAAACCTTGTATACCTTGTATACCTTGACGTCCATAGTTACCTTGTATGCCCTGTATACCCTGACCAGCTAAACCTTGCGGACCTAGATCACCTTGTATACCTTGCAAGCCCATTGCAGCATATTCACCTGGTATACCTTGCTCACCTTGTGGACCAACTGGTCCTGCTGGACCTTGTACACCCTGTGCGGCAAAGCTGCCTGGTAAGCCTTGTAAACCTTGAACACCTTGTAATCCACTGGCACCTTGTGCTCCATCATTACCTTGTACACCTTGAGCAGCATAGGCACCATCTAAGCCTTGTAAACCTTGTACACCTTGACTTGTTAATCTACCCCAGTATGTAGTATTTACTACGCCTGGACTAAATTCAGGAGCTTGTTCACCAAAATTACCTTGGTATATAGCTACAAAACTACTACCATTATAAAATACTACATCATCAGTTTTATAGAAGCTAAAGCCACTATAGTTACCGCGATAGTTTAGTTTTGAACCTTGTATACCTGGTCCACCTTGTATACCTTGTATACCTTGTGGGCCTTGATCTCCATCTTCGCCAAAGTTACCTTGCAAGCCTTGTATACCTTGAGTACCCTGGCTAGCCTGCGGACCTTGCAACCCTTGACGACCTTGTACACCTTGTATACCACGCTCGCCTTGTTGTCCTTGTGTACCTTGCACACCTTGTATACCTTGAGTACCTTGTATACCTTGATTACCAACTGGACCTATTACACCTTGAATACCTTGTGCTGCATATAGTCCGTCTAAACCTTGTACACCTTGAATACCTTGTATACCGCTACCTATGGGACCTTGAATACCTTGAGCTGCTACTTCACCTGGTATACCCTGCAAACCTTGGAAACCTTGTACGCCTAGATTACCCTGTGGTCCTTGCACACCTTGACCAGCAAACAATCCATCTAAGCCTTGTATGCCTTGTGTGCCCTGTACACCTTGTACACCCTGTACGCCTTGTAAGCCCTGTAAGCCTTGAGTACCTTGCGGACCTACAAAGCTACCAATATTAACCCATGTTTGTCCGTTCCAAACCCACAAATTACGATCAATTACATAGGCGTCACCTATTTGATGATCTTCTAGTGGTAGTAGTACTGGTGATGTTAGCGTACCTTTGATTAAAATACTACTAGGATTAATACCACCAATTGTACTACCTGTAGGTAGTGTAATACTTCCTTCTTCAGTACTACTTAAACTTGCACCGCCTAAGTTAATAGTATTGCCGCTAAGATATAAATCTCTAAATCTTAGTGTGGGGCTACCTAGGTCAAAAACCTCATTTTGAGTAGGTATAATATGTGTGCTAATAGCTTGTAGGTTTGTAGGTGATACTGTACCTGCGGGACCTTGGCTACCACGTATACCTTGTACACCTTGAGCAGCATATAAGCCACTTAGACCCTGTGTACCTTGAGCACCTTGTGTACCACTACCTGTAAAACCTTGTAGACCTTGTAAACCTTGTGGACCGTCAGCAGGACCTTGTGGCCCTATAACGCCCTGTGTGCCTTGTGTACCTTGTGGACCATTAGCAGGACCCTGTATACCACGAAACCCTTGTACACTTAACCTATTCCAGTAATTACTATTAACACTGCCTGGAACTACTTCGGGCGCTTCATTAACAAAACTACCATTATAAACAGCTATAAAACTATGACCAGCATAAAATACCGCATCATATTTTTTATATGTTCTAATACTGTTGTAGTCGCCTGTCCAATTTATTGCAGGGCCTTGAGTACCCTGTGTGCCAGTTGTACCCTGCGTACCTTGCACACCTTGAAGTCCTTGTACACCTTGTCCAGCAAACTCACCTGATAAACCTGTCTTACCTTGGATACCTTTGGCAGCTACTAGTGCCCAGAATTCATATAGTGTTAACTCAGGATCTGTACTTATGTTATCATCTATAAGGCTAATATAAGTTGAATCCTTATAGTATACCATGTCATTAATGCCATAGTATATATTTGGATCCCAAATACCACGCCACTCTAGTGGTATACCTGCGGTACCTTGTGCACCAATACCCATTGGGCCTTGTGTGCCTTGTATACCGCGAAAACCTTGTACACCTTGTAGTCCTTGACGTCCTGTAGTACCTTGTACTCGCTGGCCTTGAATACCTTGAATACCTTGAATACCTAGTGGGCCTTGAATACCTTGTCCAGCAAATGCACCTGTTAAACCTTGTGCACCTTGTGCACCGGCAACACCTTGCATTTGTTGATATCCATAACCTTGTAAACCTTGATAACCTTGACTACCTGTACGACCTTGTGGACCTTGACGACCTTGTATGCCTTGTGGACCTTGAGTACCAGTACGGCCTTGAACACCTTGTGGCCCGTTATCGCGTCCTTGTATACCTTGAACACCTTGATAACCCCACCAACCTTGTGTTCCCTGACGGCCTTGCACTCCTTGAGCACCACGAGAACCCTGTGGGCCTTGAACACCTTGTCCAGCAAATGCACCATGCAAACCTTGCATACCTTGGTTGCCACGAATGCCTTGGCTACCTGTAGCACCTTTTGGACCTAAATCGCCTTTGTCACCTTTAAAACCTTGTGGCCCAACACGACCTTGTACGCTTGTACCCTGCTGACCCTGTGTGCCTTGTACACCTTGTCCAGCAAACATACCGTGTAAGCCTTGTGGACCTTGAGTACCTTGTACGCCTTGGGTACCTTGGCGACCTTGAATACCTTGCAGTCCCTGGAACCCTTTAAAACCTTGAACGCCTTGACGACCTTGTACGCCTAGATTACCCTGCGGTCCTTGTACGCCCTGGCCAGCAAACATTCCATGCAACCCTTGTGGACCTTGCGTACCTTGTATACCCTGAGTTCCCTGAACTCCCTGGATACCTTGAACACCCTGGCTGGCAACCAAATCCCAGTATATTCCTGGCGCTGGATAAGCAGCCGCACTATCAAATCCTGTTGGTATTCCATCAATTTTTGCAATCCAACTATTACCTAGATAGTGTACAACATCATATTTTTTATAATTAGTTGTACTACTATATGTTCCACGCCAGGTAAATCCTAGACCTTGAATACCTTGAGTACCCTGTACACCTTGACCAGCAAATTCACCGTGTAACCCCTGTGGGCCTTGTAGGCCCTGCGTACCCTGTACACCCTGTATACCACGCAATCCTTGAGGTCCTTGTATGCCTTGCTCACCTTGTATGCCTTGTGTACCTTGCACACCTTGTGGGCCTTGTATACCTTGCGGACCTTGTATACCTTGTCCAGCATACATACCATGCAAACCTTGCATGCCTTGTACACCTTGTGGACCTTGCGGTCCCTGCAATCCTTGTACGCCTTGGCCAGCATAAAAACCATGCAAGCCCTGCATACCTTGTATGCCTTGTGGACCGCGTATGCCCTGTGAGCCTTGTGTACCTTGTATTCCAGTAGTACCTTGAATACCTTGCGGACCATCTAAGCCTAGTGGACCTTGTACACCTTGTGCTGTCATGCGATTCCAGTATGTAGTATTTACTACACCTGGGCTAAACTCTGGTGCTTCCTCTGCAAATGTTCCGCTATCGTATACAGCAATATAGCTATCACCAAAATAATAAACTACATCATTTTTAGTATAGTATTCTGTAAAGGTATAATCACCACGCCAAGTTACTGCAACACCTAGAGTACCTTGAACACCTTGTATGCTATAACCTTGTATACCTTGTATACCTTGTGCGTCAAATAATCCACGTAGGCCTTGAACACCTTGTGGACCTTGCATGCCCTGCAAGCCTTGTCCTGGTGGACCTTGTATACCTTGTGCTGCATAAGCACCACTTAAACCTTGAGTACCTTGGCTACCAGTAGTACCTTGAAGACCTTGTGGACCTATAATATAACCTACAGCACTTACAGTATTATCTGTATAAGTAAGTGTTAATACTCCAACATCGTCTATTGTTACTTGGCTAATACCGGTACCAATAATACCTTGTGTACCTTGTAAACCATAGTAGCCTTGTATACCATAATAACCTTGAGTTCCTTGTGCACCTTGTAAACCTTGAGCACTCATTTTTTGCCAATAAGCGCTATTAGTATTACCAGGACCAAACTCAGGAGCTTGCTCAAAGAAATCTAAAACATTAGATATGGCTATAAACGTAGCACCGGCATACTGTACAACATCATATTTATTATAGAAGTTGTACTGGCTATAATCACCACGCCAGTTAAAACCAATACCTTGATAGCCTAATAAACCTTGAACACCTTGTATACTTTGACCTTGTATACCTTGTATACCTTGACCAGCAAAAGCTCCATCTAAACCTTGTGTACCTTGTGCACCTTGAGCGCCTTGTGTACCTTGAATACCTTGAATACCTTGAGTGCCTTGAGGTCCAGCATCGCCTACGGTAAGTGTACCACTATATACAGTACTAAGCTGAGATACATAGTATAGCTCACTGGGAGCATTTAATGGTACTGTAAAAGTTATTCTACCTTCAAGTGCTCCATTATTTATTAAACCTGGTTCATATACACTGCCACTACCAGCTTGCGGATAGGTTTTAATATAAAATCTATTATTATATTCACTGATAACATCAAAGTAGTAGGTGAATCCGCGAATAAGATGTAGTGTAGGGTTTATACTACCATTTATATTCCAGCCGGAACCAAGCGCAAAATTTACTTGATGGTTTATACCGCCAACTAAACCTTGAGCACCTTGTAGCTGCTGATAACCAAATCCTTGTAAACCCTGTAAACCTTGTATACCTGTAGTACCTTGGGGGCCTTGTGTACCCTGCGTACCTTGTACACCTTGCAAACCTTGAGTGCCTTGCAAACCTTGACTGGTAAGTCTACCCCAGTATTCGCTGTTAGGTACTCCTGGGCTAAATTCTGGTGCTTGTTCAGCAAACACACCGTTGTAGGTAGCAACAAAACTGCCGCCATTATGAAATACTACGTCTGAGCGTTTATAAAATTCTGTAAAGCTGTAATCACCACGATAAGTATACTCACCGCCCTGTACACCCATTACACCTTGAATACCTTGTATACCCTGATCACCACGATTACCAGTTACAGCAAATGTTATTATAACATCATCTGCGTCACCAAAAGAAGTAACACTACCACTAACATAAGTACAGTTAATGATAAAGAAACCCTCATCTTCTAGGATACTAGTAATAGCATATAGTGCAAATACATTGCTATTAGGTTTGCTGGTTACTTTAAAGTGGCCTTTAATAGTACTTGTACCAGCATTAAGTGTACGTAAAAATGGTTGTATATCAAATGGACCATCTTGTTCGTCATCAATATATAAGATGGTAGCTAATGTAAGATTACTGTTATTAAACTTTAATTTGCCGCTGCCAGGATCATTGGCAGTGGTAAGATTACTAAATGTATAGTCGAAACTAGCCCCTCCAAATTCTCCAGTTAAACCCTGAAGTCCTTGGATGCCTTGTAGTCCCTGCGGACCTTGTAGTCCCTGTAACCCCTGTGGACCTTGTAGTCCTTGTGGGCCTTGTAGACCTTGTGTACCTTGCCTGCCTAATAAACCTTGTGTGCCTTGTACACCTTGAATACCTTGTACACCTTGTACACCTTGTGTTCCTTGTATACCTAATAAACCTTGTGGTCCTTGTAAACCTTGAACACTAATTATTTCCCAGTGATCACTAGCTTCCATGCTAGGTTCAATACCACCAAAACCAGTGGCAACTCTAAAGGACATAGTTCCTGTAAGAGTACCCTCTGTTGTTTCAGCATCTATTCCACCTAACTCTGGGCTAATAGTAAACCATGAGCTACCATTAGTATCAATAATATAATAATCAGTACCTTGTGGATCATAACCTGGTAATATACCTGTTCCAGTATTTACACCTGTTACACTAACACGGTCACCAATTAAAAATCCGCCAGGTAGTGTTGTAGCTAAACAGTCAATACGACCATTTTCTTTTATATCAACGCCGTTTAGTAGAACACTATTGCCTAGCCCGCGTATAGCAATCCAACTGCTGCCTAAATGAAAAACTGTATCATTAGTATTATAGATAGCGGTGTCGTCGTATAAACTACGCCAAGCAATTCCAAAACCTTGTATACCTTGTAGTCCCTGTGGTCCTTGTATACCTTGTAGTCCCTGAGGTCCCTGTATACCTTGTAGTCCCTGAGGTCCCTGTACACCTTGTAGTCCCTGTGGTCCTTGCAGACCTTGGATACCTTGTATGCCTAAATTACCTTGGATACCTTGAATACCTTGTAGCCCCTGCGGTCCTTGTATGCCTTGCATACTTTGTGGACCTTGAATACCTTGAAGGCCTTGAATACCAAACAACCCTTGTACACCCTGCACACCTTGTGCATCGTACATACCTGCAATACCTTGAACCCCATAGAAGCCTTGTATGCCTTGGGGTCCTAGGGAACCAACAGTAATTATTGTTGGTTCTTCTTTATCGAAAATTACTTTTGGCTGATCGGACTCGATAACTACGGTATTACCAGTGGAAGTAACTACAGTAGTTGTCATCGTGTAACCTCCGGAACTAGTGAAAGATTACCATTTACAAATGTTTGTACTGCACCGCCTACATTGGTTAACTCTAGGCTGTAGACAGCATTTATAAATGTAAATGCAGCAGTTTGAGTGCTGGTCATATTAATACCAATAGTATAATTAGTAGTATCTATAACTATACCACTATTAGCAGTAGTTAGCTCTAAAATTACTGTGCTGCTGTCTATTGATTCTCTAATTTGCATTTTTGCAGTATAACCAGCTAATGGAACAGGTGTATTCCATTCTATTATACCACCACTAGTATAGGTTGTATACGCGGCACTATTAATAGTATTAATGGTAATATTGTTACTGTTAATAGCAGAAGTTAAGTAATAATCACTATCACTTAATTGATTAATTTCTTTCATACCACTAACGCCAGTAACACGCACTCTCCAATTAACTGGAGGCGTGGGTTGGCCGCTGTTTACTGTAATTACACAGGGTGCAGCTTTAGATATAGCACTAATAGTAGCATAAGTTTTTGTGGCGGATTCCCAGCGCAAAACTTCTTGAAAAGTGCTACCTTGATAGACCTTAAAATTAATTCTGGCTGGAGTCATGATTTACCACCTTTATATTGCTGTCAGACAACTTTCTAAAACTATTTAATTCTGAAGTTAGTGCTGAGATTTCTATGCGTAACTTATTATTTTCCATGTTAAGTTTGGCTAACTGATTATTCAACTCTATAACTTCTTCTTGTAGTTTACCTAGCTCTAAACTTAACCTGGTATTTTGGTTACTCATGCGCTCTATTTCTTCATGCATTACGCCAATAATATTTGTCTCGGCCTGAGTAGAACGCCAATCTCTTAGTAATTTTTGTACCCCTACAACCAAAGCAATAATTGCTACTGATAACATAGAGATTGTTTGTAACAAACCTTGATTTTCAATATCCACTTCATTAATCTCCTAAATGATCTTATCAGTAACAATTATTATAGCTTATGGCTTATTATTATAGTTAGTGGACCATAATAAAAATAATAGGATATTTTTTACAATTTTAACCTATTATACCACAAGGGCTAACTAAAGTCAATGCAAAAAATATCCCTGCACTATTAAAAAATAGTGCAGGGATTATAGTTAATTTTTGGTATTTTATAGTGGCGTTCCTACTTGGCCACCTATGTTTATTACTTGTGAAGTAGCACTAGTTCCGCTAGCATTGTCTGCAATTTGTACAGTAAATGCTCGCTCATATTCTGCCGAATACATACTAGCTTCCCGTAATTTTATATTATGAGAAATCATATCATTGGCAACATAAGTATGTGCATCTTCAACCTCAATACTAATAACTTCTCCAGTACCTTGATCTTCAATACTTGTTATTTGTTTCATACCATTTCTGCGCGAAGCTACAAAATCACCAGGTACTAAGTCAAATAACTGTTTCCATTGACGATTTCCAATATAGAATTTATGAGATGTAGATACTAATAGTGTAGTATTATCACTAAAAGTTACTAATGCTTTAGGCTTAGTAGTTTGTTGTATTGCTACAATATTAAACGTATCCCAATATTTTGTATACTCGTGCATTGTATACACTTGCATACCAACTTGTAAATCTTTTGCTAATACTGTAGTTCCTTCAACATCTACCAATATAGGTGTCATAGGATCTACACACCTATAGCCTGTGGCTTCTGCATAAAAGTTTTGCATAGCTCCTAGCTGTGTCCAACCAAGATTACTAGAATGTGAGCCTCCACCACCTGAATTAGTTACTGAAGTGCTGGTAACATTAATCCAGTATTTGCTTCCTATTCCTGGTGTAGTTGGCGTAAACCAATTTCCACTACTTGTTGTACCAGTACTTTCTTTAGCTTGCCAAGTACCATCTGGATAAAAATACACTGTAGCACCAGCACTAACACTAGCACTTGGAGATGTTACAAAATAGTTACCAATTCCGCTTAGTGATACACTACCACCAGTACCAGGTGTTTGACTACTATCTGTTACTGTTACCGTAGGATTACTAGCAAAAGTAATTGTTGAACCTATGTCATTAGTTACTTCTATTTGAAAAGATTTGCTAGCTGTGGTTTCGTTATCTTCTAGTGCTTTAATAGTAAATGTTCCGCTACCACTATTAATTGTTATAGTACCGCTTGTAGGTGAAAAATACTTTGCGGGATTATCTACATATCCTGCACTTGGTTTAATTACCCAGTATAGTAAAGTACCGTCAGTAGGCGCATTAGCTGTAGCAGTAACTGTGCCAGTAGTTGTACTATTATCTGTTTCGTTAATAGTACCTGGACTAAATGCTAAACTATAAGTGGGTCCTAGCGAAGTATCATTTACTGTAATTGTGCCTGATGTAGCTACAACACCTACGCCAGCTTTTGATATTTCTACTGTAAATGTTTTTGCTTGACCAGTTGGATTAGTAGTTTTATCATTAATCGGTTTTATACTAAAGGTGCCGCTACCATTGCTACCAATTGTAAGACCACCTGCAATTTCCTCATAATGACTATTATTACTAACCGTACCAGTGTGAATTATTTTCCACTGATAGCCGGTACCTGCATCAATATTTGTAGTTGCAAGTGTACCAGTTAAAGTTGCACCCTCGTTTACACTACTAGCTATAGTTAGTGTATGAGTTGCTGCTCCTGCTGAACTTAAATAGTTTAATAGTGACAATGTACCTGCATGTAGCCATGTACCACTTGGCAAGGTAGGACTATTTAATCTAAATGTATAATCTCCAGCTGTGGTTACGTTAAACTGTGCTCTATTTACTTGAGTAAGAGCTGTATTAAGACGAACCGTTTGACTTTTACCAGCTACTCCATCTACCTTATCATTAGTTAGTGTAGTTGTGCCTCCACTAGCAGTAGGTGTTACACTAAAACTCCAGCTTCCACCACCTTCTCCAATATAACCGCTACCACTTACATTAGAAATAGTTATACTACCACTATTTACAGTTCCTGCCTTGCTGGTTAGTTTACCTTCAAATTTGGTAGAGTCTACTTCTTTAGCCCATTGTCCATAGCCAGTACAAGTTGCTCCACCAATACCACTTACTTCAGCAACAATAGTAGCTTGCTCTGTTACAGCACCATCGCTAGTGCTAAATGTATCTTCTTTGTAAAAACTAGAGTATATAATTATTTCATATATACCTTTAGCTAGTGTAACTGTGCGTTCTACAGCAGTAGTAGTTAATCTTGGCATTGCAAGTGCCCAAGTAATGTTTATATTGTTTCTTAGACTTTGTAAGTCTAATTTTCCAACAGTTAGTGCACCTGCATTGATTAAATCAGCATCTATTGTTCCGCCTTTAATTTTACTGGCAGTTAGCTCACTAATTTTTGCGCTATCAATTGCAGCATTAGCAATTTTAGCATTAGTTATACTAGCATCTTCGATAAATGCATTATTAATATATACGCCAGGTGGAATAGTTACACTAGGATTACCTGTAGGATCTAATAGTGTTCTAGCGGTTGAATTAACAACAAATGGAAACATATCAGATTTTGGTACACTAATCCATTCACCACCTGTAGCTGCACCTAAACTATTTTTAGTTTCGCTCCAATATTTAGTAGTGCTCTTAATACCTGTACTTATTGGTTTACCGTTCCTAGTTAAACTAAGTACAAATACACTACCACTTACACTAGTTATATAGTAAAACGTGCCACTAGATTTATAACTAGCACCTAACTTAAGTGCGGAATCTTTTCCACCACCATTAGCTTCTGTAAGTATAGTTTCTGTACCCGTAATGTATAGTGTCTTATCTACTGCAAAAGTACCTGTTGCAGTAAAATTTCCTACTTTGTCAGCGTTTTTTGTAGCTAAATTAGTAATAGTACTAGGAGTATAAGCTTTAATACAAACATAGTATACGTTACTATCTAAGTCATATACATAATCTTTTAGTGCATATGTAGCTGTAGCTGACCATGCTCCGCGATTAGTATACCCACCTATATCTACTTGTAGTTTATCTAGTTGAGTTTTAGTTTTTAATTCCCAGTAGTGATAAGTAGAGTCACTAGCGTATGTAATGGGGTTATGTATACTTGGGCTATAGGTATTATATACAACTGTAACACCGCCTATTAAACCTTCATTTAATCCTACACCGCTAGTATCTACCCAGACTCGTCCATGCCACTTTACTGTAGGTGCTGTTGAACCTACGACTGCTGGTGCAGCTACCCAGAACCTATCAGCAACTACTCCAAACTCACTAAAAGGACTACCATCACTAAGTGCTGAACCATTAGCTAAAGTACTGGTGTTAGATAGACCAAAACCAGCTACATGCCCAGCATTGTCAATTTTAACCGTATACTGATCGCTAAGCTGACTTACTTCTACAGCTACACGTTTTTCTCCTCGATCAACGCTGCTTATGCGACTTTGCAGTCCTTTATACAACTGGCCTTCAGTAATCTGATTTGCCATCATATCAAGAAACTTTTGCATGTCTAGGCCGGTTTCGCACATAAACGGACCTTCAGCTCCAGCGCTTAATCTACCAGCTTTATTTCTATACTTAAAAAACAGTGCATAAATTGTGCCGGCTTCTGCTGGAAGTGTAAAGATTTTTTTATCTTCAAACTCGCCTAGTACACTATCCTGTACCGCACTAAATGCTACAGCTTGTAACAATGAATTTGCTTTAATGCCATAAACAACTGTTGATTTATGCGTACTACTAGCATTAGTTCTAAGAGTACCTGCTGCATAATCACTGTAATTATAGTCTGTACTTTGTGATACACCAGAAACTGTACTACTAGGTAATGTAACGATAATAGTACTAATAGCTGCACTAACGCTTATGCCTAGTGGATTGGGTGGTAGATCTGTAGCTATAGCGGTTATATTAGCTTTAGGAATAAAACTATATTGGCTACTAATAGTAAATATAGTAGGGTCAAGTGCACTAGTAAGAGCATACCTAAAATAGTGAGTTTTTTCAACTTCTAAATTAGTTATTGTTGCTTGTAATCCTTCAGCATCCCACAATAAGTTTCCGCTATCTGGAGTAAAATTATTAGTTTTACTTACCCATACTTTTAAGTTTTTCTGATCGTCTCGTACAATAGTATTAAGCGAAATAATATCTTGTCTATCAATTGCTAATACTAAGGAGGCTACTCCTGCTGTATACTTACTAGCCATATTTAGCCTCCGTCAGTAAGAGTAGGTGGTTGAATTGTACGAATATTAATACTTCCAAGTAAACTTGTGCTAGAATAATTCTCAGTTCCGTCTACAGCTCTACAAGCTATTCTATACTTAATGCCAGGTGCAGTTTCTGTAATAATAGGATTAGATCCGTCAATAGTTAATTTTAATAAATCAAATACAGCCACATGACTATTACGAATCATTCTATAATTATTAGTTTTATCTGTATTTGTCATAAATTTAACATCATCCCAGAAATCACCACTACCACTATTTCTATACAATCTAAACTCGTAAAGTCTATGATTGTCTGGAGGTATAGTTGTATTACCAATTGTGGGTCTTACTACTAAATTGGTGCCTTCAAGAGTAATGAGCAATCCTGTTGCATTAAAAAGATTGAGTTTTTTTCCACTCACTTGAAATAGTCCTTCTTGTGTCCACGGTCCAAATATACTACCAATAAGATTGGTATATCTAGCTCTAATTTTATATACGCCGTCTGTTTTTAATCCGGTTATAGTTAAAGTGCTTGAATCTTTTTCTACATAATACGGATTCTTTACTATATTAACATCAAATAACTGTGTTGCTTCAATAATTTCTACCTGTATTTTTGCTAGACCTTTTATAGCTGTTGGTGGATTTGCAAAAGTTACTATTGTGGTGTTTACATAATTACCAGTTGAAACTTGTTCGCTAATATTATTAGAAGAATTAATGCTTATTATTACTGGCACGTAAGTTATAGTATTTTTTACAATATCTGTATTAACTAATGTAATATTACTATTAAATTTTGTACTTAGTTTATTAATATTAGTAGTATAAATATCTGCGGCATAATCCATTAGTGTTAATTTAGCCGAAACATTTGAAGTTGGTTCTATTGATAGTACTACTAAGTCTTGAGTAACTTTATTTTCTTCACCAATCATTACCAGATTATCTGCTTCTACGCCAGTTAAACTGCCACTAACAACTTCTACTTTATCATAGTAATTACTAGTTGTTGCAGTAGTTACTAAACTACCAGCTACAGTTACCGGCTGAATTACTAGTGTAACACTAGGTATACTAGTAATACCACTACTTGTTGGGTTTTTTCTTACCAACATTCTGTAGGATTTTGTTATATCAAACAGTATGCTTTCAGTTAAAGTAATAATATTTTTTGTACTAATAACACTGCTAGATTTAATTCTAGCTGTGCCGCTGCCCCATAGTGGTACATCATGGGTTACCTTAACAAGATCACCTCGTGTGCACACTAAGTACTCAAAGTCTACATTTATTGAATAACGTTCTGGGCGCTTATGCAACTGTGCAAGATGCCACTTAGCAAAAAACTCTACTTGATCTTTGCTTGTAACGCCTGGAAACTGTATTTGCTCAAACTTTTCAGCAACCCTAATTTCTGCAGTGCCACTACCAGTAGCTGTACTGCCAGTTGCTACAAATATTTTTCCAACAACGTTTTCACTAGCTCCTACTGTTGTAAAGTCAGTGCCACCTAATGTTTTTATAAAGTATGTTTTTCCGGCTACAAGTGCACTGGCATTAACTGTACTAGCTGTTTTATCATATCCCCAGTCATAAACTAATGCTTCATCAGCCTGATAACCTTTAGATTCATTAGGAAAACTTATTCTAAATGCATTAGGTATTTTTACTAATAATTTAGTGCTTTCAAATCCCCAACTATTATGTGGTGTAAAATGTTGTATAGTATTAGTTTTAGCTTTGTCAACTACTACACTCCATTTACCGTTAATAAATGTAGGGCTAGCCATTCCAGCAGCACATATATCCTTTAGTACTTCCATTAAATTTTGCGTACTAGTAATAACGTTATTATAACTTAGTACAGGCTTTCCTGTTACTGCATCTGGTGTAGCACAAAAGGTATACCATTCTTGCAAAGCCGTTAAATCTAATTCACTATCACTTACAGGATAAGTATTTGCGGTATGCTGTAGTACATATCTATATAGACTAGCAGGATTATTAGTATTGCCTATTTCCCAGGCGCTACCAGTCCAGATTAATGCTCTAGTAGTTACAAGTGCATTTACGCCTTCAATATTACCATTTACCTTACTGGAACTTTGTACAACTATTGCTGTTCTGGCTAAATTTCTATAATCTGTAACAGTATTGTATGTGGTGCTATTAGTATAGTTACGCCAGGTTCTTATAGGCAATGCTTTAATAGGCGGTGTACTACTATCGCTAGCAGTTATAGCATATAAAAAGCTACGCCAAGCATAGCGAATATCACCATTTTCTGGTATGCTTGTAGTTAAGCGTTTTACTCCAACAGTATATCTGGCTAAAGGTAATGGGCCTGGATAATCATATATAAAATTAAATCCATCTTTATCGTTTCTGTTTACTACTATTGTTCTAATGGCAGAATTTGGGTTTACATTATTTTGACCATCCCAAATAAAACTAATACGTAACGCTACACCACGATTACACTCTGTTACTGTAAACGTTTCGCTATCACCCTCTCTATTAGTAGCAGTTACACTAACTGTGTGAGAACCTGCTTCTACATACACTTGTTGACGTGTTGCATTAGTTGGAGAACCATATTCATTTACATTAGTATCCCAAGTGCTTTTACTAGTTAATTTTAAAACACCGTCAATATAAAAATTAGCTGAATTGTCTGCACTTAAATCTACTGTATAAATACCACTATATGGGAACACTACATTGCTTCTTGTTAGTGTAACAACATCATCAGTACTAGGTATACTGGTACCAGTATTAGTTTTCCATACTGCGTTATCTTTTAAAAATTGATTTTTCTTCCAAGCGCTGCTGGTTACAGTTACTACATCTCCTGTAAATGTATAAGGTACTCCACTAACACCTGCTGCACTATTAAATAACACTAAATTAGTTTCAGCACTACTAATACTACTAGATATAGAGCCTTGGGCAATAGTAATATTATTACCACTATAAGTGCTAGTTAATCCTGTAAATGTAAAATTAGCCCCATAACCACTACGTAAATCACTAGAGCTAATAATTCCAGTATGTGTTTGTACATAGCTAGCTAATTTTATATAGTTGCTTGGTACATCTGGCTCCCATTTAAAACCACTTTGATCAACTGGTACAGTTACAGTAGCAGGATCATTGTCACCAGTGGTAGCTGCTTCTACTATATATGTATAAGATCCAGTATATAAACTTCTAGCTAGTGATTCTGTGGGGTTGCTACCATTAGTTTCGCTAAGGCCTCCACTAAATATTCTCAATGAACCATTAGTTTCTAGTGCTACTATACTTTTTCTATAAAGCGGTGTTATTATGGTTGTCTCATATACTTCATTATTTAAAGCTTGTGTTGTATGCTCCTTAGGAACTACACCAAGTGATAGTGTAACACTACTTTTAAGCTCATAAGGTTTTACAGCTTGACTAGTAGGCAGTGTAGGATTTACCGGATCTAATGTAGCAGCATTTCCATATATTTCTGGAAATACTATAACTGCAAGTTGAACTTCTGCTTCGCTAGTTTCGCCATCTTTAACATTGATTTGTCGTAAACCATCAGGAAAATTAAAAGCTATTTTAAGACTAGTAGACTCTTGTGCAAAAGTAACCCATTTCCATGGATTGCCGCTACTATCGTTTACTAGCTCAACGCTACTACTTGGTAGCTGCTGTACATCACTAGGATAGTAACTATCAAATAATTGTTTATCACTAGCAGACTCTGCTGCCGCTATTCCTTCTAGTGTAAAGTATTTTTCATTGCCACTAATAGGATTGCTGGCACTATCTGCTTGTTGAATTAATCTACTAATTGGTGTGCTACCAACACTAATAGTGTTACGGTCTATGTATAGTGGACCAAATCCCCAAATAACTAACAGCCTAAGTAAACTAGTGCGTTCTAGTGCCTCTAAATAGGGCGCAGCTCCTAGTAATCCAGTAACTCGCTGAGTACCTAGTACAACAGGTATAGCACCAAACGGATTTGCTTGATTTTGGGTACCACTAAATAAGTTAGTAGGCGTACCTTGCCCAGGATCTTTTGGTTGACGTATAGGAAATGCAGCATTTACTAGCGCAAACCCTGCAAATTGTACTGCTAGTGTGCCGGCCATTTGCCAGCCGCTAGCAGTACCTATAGTGGTTGCAACATCTATACCACCAATTGTTTGAGCAGTAGCAGCAGCTTCCATGCCCGCTGTGCCTAGTATTGGGCCTAGATAGTAGCTAACTACAAGTACGGCTATAAATGCAATTAATCTACCTGCAGGACCTCTGCCTTGTGCTACTACCTTATAACTAATGTTACTTTTTTCAGTAAAATAAGTGGTTGCCCACAGTTCTTGTGGTATTGGTACTCCATCTACCATTAGTACTAGTCGTTTTTTTAAACCTGTGCTTAACTTATAACGTACAGATAAATAATCTGCAAACGCCTGTGCACTAGTACCGGCCTGTGCTGTTTCTACAACAGTATTCCACTGTAGCGGATTTGGTACACCTGTTACTTGTAACAAATTTACTGTTTCTGTATATCTATAAAAGCCTTCTAGTCGACGAAACCACTGAGGACTATTTAATCGCTCAATTACACTATCTTTGCCATCACGACTATGTAAAAACTTATCACCGCCAATGTATACACCAACGTGTATGGGTTCACCTAATATATTAAATAAACATAAGTCGCCTAGTTGTGGAGTGCTTACTTTAGACCAGCTATCTTTAAAATAGTTAATGGTAGCTACAGCCTTAGGGTCGTAGCTACCATCGTATAAATCAGCATAACTAGGTAACTTTATACCTAGCTGCTCATCATAAAATATTCTTGCTAATCCCCAACAGTCTACTCCAGACTTATCTCTGCCATTCTCTTTATATGGCAGACCTATATAACTGTCATAATTCATTAGAATAACCCTGGAAAATATGTTGGAGAAAATGTAAAGCTAGGAAATGGCTCCCTGCTAAAACTTACCATGTCTAATTGTAAAGATATAGATTGTGCGCTATAAGTAGCGCTAGTTATCCAAAAATTATCAAAAAGCGCTTCTGTATATTCAGGACTACTGCCTAGTACCAGTTCAATTGTTACTCGAACGGGTTCTGTTAGATATTTTCTAATTAATGCAATAGCCTGTGGAGTAACATAATTAATAGTAATAGATAATGTACCAACACCTGTTTCTTGTTCTGGTGGTAAATTAATTTGCATGGGTATAAATACAAATTCTTGCACTTGACTATTAACAGTTCTTGTTACTCCGTATATTACTTCACTATCTGTAGTATAACCTTCCTTTGTTTCTAACTCCTGAGTAACCCAACCAGTAGTAGATCCTGTTAACCTTCCTGTAAAGCTATCTGTTAGTCTAATAGGATACTCGGATCCGGTAGGGTCAGGATCATGTATTGTTAATAGCATAATAAGTTGTTCCTCTGTTTCAGAGGAAAACATAGCTTTAATAGCGGCAGCGGAAAGGTTATTAATTCTAGTCATAGTAGTATTTCAAACTGTAAATTTGCCATATAATAATCTGGTGCAACATAATCAAGTGTAAAAAACTGACCTTCGCCTTGTGGAACAAGTCTACATTCTACTGTTGCTTTTGTTCTAGGGTGCGTAAAATTAAATCGTCTTACACCATATAAGGTATTATTTATAAAAGTTTCTAGTGTAGTTACTTCTGTATTAGTTAGTAAAAATTTTAGTGCCATAGTAGTAGGTCTACGGCCTCGAAATCTCATCTTGGCCGGACCTGCATCCATCGCAGAACGAATAATATTGGTACCAATAGTTTCTTGATAACCACGTTGTGGATTTTGTGGAAACGGGGCGCTAGGCCAGCTTGGTATTGCCATAATTATCTCCTTCCTGGCGGCATGGTTAAGCCATAAGTATTACCCATTGTTTGTTGTAGTGGGCTACCTATACGACTCATTTCTCCAGCAACCATTTCACCAACTATTACTTCTACTTTACGGTTACCTCGTCCATCAGTTGTTTCCTTAACCTCAGCACGTTCTTTTCCATAATTGTTAACTACAACACTAACTGCTCCGCCCGAACTTTCAACACCTAATACGCCATTAGAACCACGTCTTAGTGGCATAATAGCCTCGGGTCCAGCTTCTCCCATTACACCAAGACCATTAGCAGCTTTAAATAAAGTAGGTTTATTTACTATTTGATTAGTAAATGTTCCGCCCATAGCATATTTCATTACACCAGCAGTACTAAAAGCATTACCCATTGCACTTGGTATGCCAAAAAATGCCGCAAGACTTGATCCTACTGCACCAGTGCCTCCAAACAAAGCTTTAGCAAAATTTTGCATTTGCATTTGTAATAATGTACGTGTAAAATCTCCTAACATACTGGTCATAAAATCTTTAAAACTAAACTTTCCAGTTTTTACAAATTCCATCAGTGCGTCTGTCATTTTGCTAAATTGCTGGCTCCAGGTTTCTCCAAGCTTTACCGCGCTATCTGTTAATGATACGTTTAATGCTAAAATACTTGATTGTTGGTTATATAAAGTACTAGCTGCAGTTGCAGTATCTGTAAATGCCTGACCCATTGCAATTCCCCGAGCTATAAACGTAGGCTGACCTGCTTGAGGTACTGGACCAAATTCAGTATCCGCTCCTGGCGCTGCGGCCATATCTCGTAATAATTGTAAAGTAGCATTATCTCTGGCATTAACAGCATTTAATAAAGATTTTTGTAAAGTAAGCTCATTTGTTAATTGTTGTAAGCGTAAGGTGCCTAATCTGTATTCTTCTGTTGTTAATTGACCAGTACTATTTTTAAAATCAAAAATTTGACGTTCGTAATCTAATTTTTGTTCTAATAATGTTAAGGCTGCATTATCAGCAGCTTGTGTACGTTCTGTTGTTGCAGTTAAATTATCTAAAAGTCTTGTAACTTCTGTTAATCTAACTTGCTGTACTGCTTCCTCTCCTCTAGCTGCCAATTCAGATAGCGTCTTTCTACTACTAGATTCAATATCTGCTAAAGCTTCATTATATAGTTTTGTACTTCTCGATATTGCTGCATCAAAAACTTTTTGGGCTTCTTCTAAAGCGGCGGGTGTTTTTGCTGCTTTTTTATCTGCTTCAAACGTTAATCCTGCAGCTTCTATAGCACCTTTATATCGCTCTTGTTCTATTTGTAAACGTAAAGCACTCAATCTTTGATTTAACTCAAACCTAGCTTGTTGTCCGCCTGGACCTTGATCAGTCATTTCATTTAATTGTCTATTAATAGCTTCAGCTTGGCTTTGTAATCCTTCAACAATATCTCTAGTTTTAACTCCAGCTAAATCAATAGCTCCTTTAAGTGCAGCCTGTTCTCTTTGATTTGCAAAACCTTGTCTAGCAAGTGCTCCACCTTTTAACTGGTCTAATAGCGCAACTAATGTGGGATCTTGTTTAGCTAATTCACTTAATCTAGTAACATCAAAAGCTCCAATAGCTCGTTCTACTTCACCGGTTCTAGCTATACGCTTTTGTAATTCAGGTATACGTTGTTCTATTTGTGGTTCTAGTACATTTCCTCTATCTTGTGCTTCTTTATAAAACTGCAGCTCCCTTAAATCAGCATCACGTTGTACTTGTAAACGTAGTAATTCTATACCTAATACAAGTTTCATATTACTATCTGATAGTTTACTTTGTATATCTATAGCTTTTATTGCTAGATCTGTCTGACGTTTCACACTTTCTTGTGTTTGTTCTTTATAAGTACCAACTATAAATTGTTGCTGCTGAACTCCAAGCTGTGCTAGTCTTAACTTAAAATTAGCTAAGCTAGCGTCTATTTGTCTAACTACACTATCTTGTATTAGTTTTCTAGCTGTTTCAGCTATTTGTTCCATACGACCATTTAAATCGCCTAATTTAGATTTAGCATTATCTATAATGTCTGGTAATCGTGCTAATTCTGATCTTTTTTCAGTTTCTGCTGTAAAACTTAATGGGCCACTAGATAATTCCTTCTGTAGTTGTTTTAATTTTGCTTCACTAGTAGCTAAAGTTTTATTATAGTTATCGGATTGAGTCTGTAGTTGCTTGTATTCTTCTACTAATGGTGATAAAGATAGGGCTGTTTCAGGAGTTAAAAATTCTAATCCACCTTTTTTAGTTAACTCATCCATAGCACCTCGTGCACCTACGGCACTATCTAGCGCTTTTTTAAGTGAAGCTGCTTGTTTAACAGTATTAGCTAAAAATACTGTTAGTGGGCTATTATCTTTTGTAGCATTAGCTAGATTTTGAAAGGCTGTTTCACTAGCTTTAGCAGTTTCTCTAACATCTTGTGTAACTGCTTGAGCATCTTTCAGTATTTTTTTATTATTTTGTATTACGTCTTGAACACCCCTACTAAGTTTAAGTAGTTCTTTATCACTTAAACTATCAGTAAGTTTTACTAATACTTTTGCTATACCTTCTTCTGACAAATCAGTAGTGCCTAGTATATCTCCTATTGATTGTGCCATTTGATCACGTATAGCACCAACTGGCATAACTTTTAAAGAATTTGTAATAGTATCTGCTAAATTATCTGCAAGAACAGCAGATCTTTGTCCACCTATAAATACTGCTAAAAAATCTTTTGCTTTGTCAAACCAACTGCTTGCTCTGTCTGCTTTGGCAAAAGCCATATTTACTTTTTCTAAGTTATCAGCTAAACCTTCTATGCTGTTTGCATAGGCATTAATACTGTCTACTGTTAGTGTATCTTTGTATTTTTCTGCAACAGCAGTAGCAGTTTTAGTAGATTCTGCTAAGCTATCAATAGCACTTTCAAATTCTTTAACAGCTTTAGCATTTTTAGAAAATAATAGTTCTGCTACTTCCATTATAGTTGTTAAAACAGCTAATATAGGAAAAAATCTACTAACAAAACTAGTTAAATTTAAAAATGTTTGGCCCAATATTGCCAAACTACCAGTAAATCCAGTAGTAATTTTTCCTGCAGTACCTAGTCTGCCACTATATTCACCTAACTGTTTACCTAATTCTTTAAATCCGGCTATTGTGCCCGCATCTGCTGTTTTTTCTACTACATCAGATAATATAGTTTTACCAATGTACCTTCTATCTGCTCCACGACTGGCTGAGGCCATCATCATAGCATGAATATCTCCGCCTAATACACTAGGGGGCTTTAGTAGTCGGCTTTGCAGCTCTTCGTCTTGTTTTGCTTGAAATCTTTTTTCTGCACTAATTTTTGCCTGTATTCCAGCTAATTTGTTTTCAAGACTTACAATATCTTGAATAGTAGTTTTTTGTTTCTTTAACTTTTCTAATTGTTCAGTTAGTACAACTCTTTCAGCTGTTAACCCTACCATACGTTGTTCACTAGCTGTAATACCTAATTGTTCTTTTGCTCTTTCTGCTTGAGATGCCCAAGCACGTTCACTTTGAACAGCAGCAAATTTTCCAGCTTGTGCTGCGCTAGCTTTTAAAACGTCACTATATCTATTAAGTGTAGGTATAGCCATTTGTGTAATTTTTAGTGCCATTAATCCAATACCGGCTGTAATTAATCCAGTATTTTCTGCTAAAAATTTTGCTATTGGTCCTACCACCGTATTAACTACAGTTAATATATCTTGCGCTACATTTTTTAAACTGGCTAATAATTGGTCGTATGGATTGCCAGCTTGTGCAATTTCACCAAATTTATCCGTGCCTTCTTTTAAAACAGCATTAGCAAATGCCTGACGACGCTCAAAATCTGTTAGCTGTGATTCTGCTTTACCAACACTGCGAGCATAATCTTCGGCAGCTTTACCAGTTTTAGTAAAGATGCCGAGTTCATCTAGTAATTCTGGCTCTAGCTTTGTAATACCGCGTGTTAATCTGCTAACAGCATCGCTCATATTAACACCAAGTGCTTGACTGGCTCCTTTAGCTACTTCTCCCAATTGCATAAATTGTTGAGCTGTTAAACCGCTACTTATAGCTTTGGCAGTAGCTTCCATAGACTCACGCAAACTAATAGCTCCACCACTAGCAGCAGCAAACTGCTTGGCTAATCCACCCATAGCAATACCACTAGCCGCACCTAGTTGATCTAGGCCACGAATCATTATTTCGGTGTTCATTGCTTCGCGTAATGCTGTAAAGGCAGCACTTACAGCAAATACGTTAGCTGCATATGTAGCATATAGTCTAACTAGCCCGCCTAAGCCTTGAGCTTCAGCGGCAAAGTCTCTGGCGCTAGCACCTCCGCGGCCTGTAACTCCACCTGCTGTTGTGTATTCACCGTAGCCGGCCCGTCGCATAGCTTGATCGCCAGATCTTGTTCCACTAGCTAATTTTTGTGTACGCTCTAATTCTTTATTTAATTCTTTAGCAGCGTTAGTACGACCTTGAATCGTACCACCCTTATCTAATACTGCTATATCATATTCTATGCGATTACCTGCCATAGCTGCTCCAGGTGGTTTAAACCAAAATATTGGAAATTACACCAATTATAACACAAGGGTAATAAAATGTCAAACTAAAATTTTTAGTAATAAAAAAGCCTGCAAGTTTAACCACTGGCAGGCTTCTTTTGTTTTTCATTGATTATATTGCCACGTATAGTGTCAATTAATTTAATCAATGTAAGTATAATTTTATAATCTTGTGGATCGATTTCTGTATATTGTAGTATTTCAGTTAAGCCAATAAAGCTTTTACCTAAATACAAACCATTAAATCCTTCCCATTCATCACGTAACATTCTATAAACAAGTAGAGCTTGTTGCACCTCTAGTGGTAAATCGTCTAGTTCTATAGGTATTTCGCTATCAATTGGTTTAGTACCTAATTGTTGGCACATGTCCAAATATTGCTCTTTGGTCATACCTACGCTACTATTTTGAAAGTAGTTTTTAAGATCTATTTCAACTAACTCTATTTGCTCTTGGAAAAGTTTCCCAGGTCTGCTACTTGCTCACTAATAAAACTGTCAAAATTTGAGCTGTTTTTCATTAAGTATAGTGCATTTTCACTAGTATATGCTAGTTCATCTTCAGGATTTAAGTGACTAACATCTACAGGTGCTAATTGCTCTAGATAACTAACTTTTAATCCAGTCCACCCTTTTACAGCTTGTTCTACATATAGCTGTAAAAATAGCTCGTCGTTTAACTCCTCTTGAGGTTGACGATTTTTAAAAGTAGTTTTTGTTGCTTTCTTGCGAATATTGATTAGGGTTTCACGACTTAAAAAAGCCACATCAATAAAAAATCCAGGCATACCAGGAAACTCTACCTGAATACTCTTGGATGGTACTAATAAATTTTTTAAACTAAGTTCAGCCATTGTTGTCTTGGGTTAATAGGGCTAGACGTATCTAGCCCTGGTTAAAGATTAGGCGTAATATTTAAGCCTTATTTCGTTATCTTGTATAATATCAAACGCGTTGCTAGCAGTACCTTGAGCAGTAAAGTTTACAGTAGTTGTAATTACACTTTCTGCATTAACAGTGGGAATTGTTAATACAACTCCAGGCATTTCTAGTTCTACTTTAGTGCTGCTACCCGTCCCACCAATTTCTACTTGTAAGTAAAATTCTGGGTCACTATCTGTGGTTACTTGACCTACTAAATCACTAAATAAATCGGCACTATATTTAGTTCCGCCGCTGCCAGTACGCAAATATGCACTAAGTGAGCCAGTAATGCTACGACTACCAGTAAAATAAGTAATTGGCTGATTAACACTAGCCATATAAGCAGGTGTTAAATAAGTAATATTATTAGTTAGTGTAATACTACCACCTGTTAGTGGCATTACATAAGTGCTACCACTAGCCGGTAGCGTTCCCATACTACCGATTCCAGCCTTTAATGTAACAGTGCTAAGCTTATTAGCAATAAATGGTGCATCTTTAATTGCTGGCACATAGCTACTTGTACTCCAGCTTGTAGTTGTTACCCAATCTGAATAAGTATATCTACGAACTGCTCGTGCCTGACCACTCCACTGTATACTAGCAATAGCGTCAATACCAAAATCAATTGTTGCTGTATTTAGTGAACAATCATCTAACAAGAAAACATTTTGATCAAAAATTACTATTAAACCAAAACGCTGCATTTGATGTTTGTTACTACTAGTTAATGTGCAAATTGCTGGATTACTACCACCACTACCAGTTTCGCTCCAAGCTGTTGAACCTCCAGAACCTAATGCTGCATTACTAAACATAGCATTCCACAGAACGCTCTCTTCTGCCACAATTTTTGTAGCCGCAGAGCCAGCCACTGTATCAATATTTATAGCAATAGTACCGCTTTCGCTTGTACTATCGGGGTCAAATATATTAAAAGTTAATGCTCCTGTGCTATACCCTGCTCCGCCATCTGCTATTCCAATACCAACTAGTTGATTAGCCGTACCACCAGTACCAAATATTGGATATAATTGTGCGGCTCGGGCTGTAGCAGCTGCGCTTGGTAGAGCACAAGTAATTCTAGTACGTGGGCCATAAGTAGTAGCCGGATTACCAGTTCCAAGTGTTGTACCATTAAATGTTACACTAATAGCTGTAATTGCTCCCCCTATATTTTGATCTTTGGGGCGCATATAAGTAGTAAAATTAAAATCTACTGGGTTTAATGCAGTGTTAAAACTACGCTGACCGCGAATAGGTGCAGTACCTGTTTCATTGACAGCAATTGTTTCTACAGCTGTAGTTTGATTAAAGCTTAGGTCATCTAGAACTTGGATTTCCCAGGTATTAACGGAAGCTGCACTAAATGCGCTATCATAGTTAATTACGCCTACATTAGGATCTGCAGTGCCGACATTTGTAGTAAAGTAAACCTTACTATTACGAAGTAAATTAATTGACATCGTTTTTTTCCTATAATAAGGTATTTATCGAGCCATTTACGAGACTATTATCTGTATTAGGTCTCTTAAATACGGTTGCTTACATGATCTGATAACGAACCTGTAAGTAAATCTCGCCAACTGCATAGGGAGCTAGTAGGCCCTCGTCCGTAGTTATCGAGTCTATTAAAATTTCTGTTGTTTCATAGCCATTCGTTGTATCATAGACTAATCGTCTGTTCTTATCTACGCAAGTTTCTATATCGCCTAATAGCAGCTCTAGTTGCTCTTGTGCATAGTCCTCGCTTTTGCAGTATACTTTAACACATATGCGTAACATACCCCAGGCAAAATCACTGGGATGATACTCGCGTGTTTCTGCACCAGGGCTTAAGTAAACACTGGGAAAATCTTGTACTTCGTCCCAAAACTTAAGTTTAGCAAAAGCATTATTTTGTAGGTTTATTTGATATGGTGGTACACCATCTATGGTTTTTAACTTTTCTGCTAAGGCACTTAATATACTTGATCTTTTGCTCATAGTGGTACTGCCCTTAGTTTTGTAATCATCAATTGGCTAGCAATTTCTCTAATAGATTTGCCAATCAATAATTTGGGATCTCTACTACGAGGGTACTGCTGTTTGCCACCTTGACTAAAAGTAGCATATGGGTTACGCATATAACTATAAAAAGCAGTAACCATTCCTTGTTTACTAATACTAACTCGTTCTACTGTTGCGCTATTAGCAAACCTTCCACTTCTATAATTTAGCACATCACGCCGATTACCTGTACCCATATTAGCACGGATTCTAGCAAACAGCATTTGATTTATTATACTTTGCAAATCAACTGGTGATTGCTCTTTGCTAGCAGTTTCAGCATTTTGCTTTTTTACAGTAATCTTTTTAGTTTTTGCCTGCGGCGTAGCATGAATATCTATACGCTTAGGTGTTCGCTTTCTTTCAACATGCTTTTTAGGCTTTTTAAACTTTTTAGGAGCTAGAGCATTTAGTATTGATTGTTCAACATCTTCAATAATTGTATTAGATCCAGCAAGATTAGGAAAATTTTTACCTGTTAATACTTTAGCAATACTTGCCTTTAACTCACGAAATATTCTAGCTTCTTCAACAGAAAACTTATTATTTAGTTTTTGCCTGTGTAGCGTAACTACTACATAACCTTTGCCTAGTACTCGCTGTGTAGCTTCAATAGCTTCTGGCGCTACATTTTTAAAACTATACTGAGCACCTACTTGAATACTGTATAAATCTTGTAGGGCTTTGCGTGCTAGCTCAACAATTTGTTGATTGTGTGTGCCTTCACCAAACTTTAGTACATCACCAATTTTTAGTTCAAGTGGCGAAGTTAGTGGATCTTCATCTGCTGTAGCTACATGACCTATGTCTACCTTACGACGAGCAGTTTTAGTTACACTACCACTAGGTACGCCTTTTTTATTTAATATATCTTTAACTATTGTATTAGTACCAAAACTAGTTTTAGCTAAATCTGGATCTCTAGATAAATTTCTAACAACTGTATCTAATGCATCAAAACTGTTAGCTACTATAAATCTAAAATTATCACTGCCATCAATATAAACGTAACTAAACCCTGGTTTACTAAAATAACCTGCTGGTACAGCTTCTAGCGAAGCATATTTACGTTTAGCCGTTTTATCTAACACATGCTTTAGGGCTTCATAAGCATTATCATAAGCTTGCAGGTGCTGAGTAGTATTTCTATATACGTTTACTTTTAGTGCTTCATATGACAGATCTAGTATATGTGTTTTGGGATTTAATACTTCTTCACGATAATCTCGTTTAAATATTTCTACTAGCTCAGGATATATTTCTGCAATTATATCATCAAGGGTTACATTTCCAGCCATTATGTATAGTCCGCTACATATTGATCTAGTACCCGCTTAATGTGTGCTGGAAATGCTGTACTTTGCACATACTGTATTTGTGTAACATTTGGCGTTACATCACGGTTAACATGCACAGCGCTATTATTCTTCGAATAGTATTCTACTAGGTCCATTACAGCTAGTTTTAAATCGTCAGGTACAGTTTCAAACCCTGCTAAATAACTAACTTGATAGCCGCGAATTAGTGGTGCAAATAGCGGTACATTTAAACACCTAATACTATCACCATCTTGTACCCAATCTGTATATTCTACTAAATTTGTATAAGTTTTGCCATAATCTATACTACGTCTAACAAATAGTATATTTACTACAGGGCTTTCTTTTAACATTAAATTAGTAAAACCGCCTTCAAATGTTTCTAGAACAGGTTGATCGTAGTAGTCAATAAAAGTACGGCGGCAGTATGTTTTGACTAAGCTACTAACTTTTGGTATTAGCAACTCGATTTCGTCATCTTTATTGCTACTTTGTATTCCCAGGTAATTTTTATACTCTGTTTTGGTTATTAAGTCTGTAGCCATAGTAACTCCGCTTTATGTCTCTAAAACCTACCACAGCAGGCTTTAGAGACAGGACTCATGTGAATCCTGTCTACATTTAAAATTAAGCTACGTAACGGATTGTTGAAACTGCGGGTCCGTCAACTGTGCTAACTTGTGTCATACCCATACGTAGGCTAGCAACTAGAACACGGCTTTGACGCTCGATTAGATCGTCTGTGTCTACGCGCATACCACGCTGATTACCAACGATAAAGTTCATTGGGTTGAATATAACAGCAGCAACTTCTGTAGCTGTGTGTGGGCTTGCATCTACAAACTCACCGCTAACAATAACTGGTGTATTAGCAACGCTACCAATTTGTCCTGTTAGGATTGTAGCGCGATCACCAACTTTGTCAACTGTTAAGAAGTTACTATCTTCTAGTAGCTCATAGTACTGGCTTGTGCCAACAAAGATGATTAGGTCGCTAGGTGTTAATCCCCAAGCTGCTAGATCTTTACGAGCTGCTTGTAGTTTAGCAACTGTTAGCTTGTCGCCGTTACTAATGTCTAGTGTAACTGCACTAGATGCATCATACTCTGCAATACCTTTAACAGGATCAGCAGTTGTAGTACCTAAGCCAAATAGCATTGCTTTGTCAACGCTTTTAGCCATACGACGTGTCATTGCGTCACGAACAACTGGAAGAATAGCTAATAATGCATCTTCATCTTCTTCAAAAGCAATGTACTCACGTGTAGCTAGCTTATAGCTGCTTAGTGTGATTTCTTTTAGCTGATGAGTAGCTGTGCTGCCGCTGCTGTTGTTATTGCTATTACCAAAGTCAGTATTAGCAACCCAGCTTGCATATCCTGCTTCTGGATTGACAGGAATCTTCATGATTGGGTTATTCATAGCAATCTGGCGAACTGTACCAGCAACTACTAGACGCTTACGCATTTCAGCTTCTAGGTTTGTGCTAACTTCTGTTTCCCATATTGCTGCAGGAATACGTGGGCTAGGTGCACTACCTGCATACTTTTGTACGAGGTCTTTACCAAACTTAGTATCTTCAATGCTTTTACCACTGATTTTGCTAAGTAGGATAGCTTTTTCTTTCTCATGATAGCTAGGACCACTATCATTACGTGCATCTGTAAACTGCATACGGCTCTTTTGAATAGCTTCTAGTTCAGCAGCTTTTTCACGAAGAGCTGTTTCTAGTCCCTCAAGCGCACTCTTGTGGCTATCGGCTTGCTCGGCTAGGCGCTTCTCAACTTCAGCTAATAGCTTTTCAGCACCTGTGTCAACTGTTTGAACTGCGCTAACAGCAGCCTTAATTTTAGCTTGTAGCTGTGCTTCTTCGTCAGCTTTACGCTGTAACTCTTGAGCAGCCTTGGCTTGAGCTTCTACAACAGCACGGGCTGTTTGCTCTGCAGCTTTAGCAGCAGCATCTGCTAACAATTTTTCTAACTCTTTTGGATCCATGTTCCATTCCTTTGTAGTATCGCTATTTGCTTGCGTAGATGGCTCTAGCCCTTTAGCTGATTCCGTAACTTCGGCAAATTGCTGTTTAAATAACTCAAACTCTTGGGCATTATCAAATGCCTTGGCTAAACTAAATAGTGTGTTTTGATTTGCAGGTACACTAACTACACTGATTTCATGTAGTTCTAGGTCTTTGATCATAAATGTTTCGTCTTCTTGCCTATACTCAGCATCCTTGACCCTAAACCCAATACTAAACGCGCTTAATATCCCCTTTTTGATCAACTTATACACATCACCAATTTCACTAGGAATTTGTGCTTTAATCCACAATCCTTGCTCATCAGCCTTGTAATCAACCATTTTGCCAATTGGCATTGTGTGATTATGATATGCTAAGATGATTGGATTTTTCAGGTAATTTACCATACCTGTTTTCCAAACTCCTGCTGGCACTACATCGCCTTGACGATCCCGATCATTGGTTGAAGCATAACCTTCAATCATAATACTATCATCGTCTTCGCTAGCAGCCTTGGCAGTAAACTTGCTGTCAAAATAGAGTACTTTGTTTTTTATATCCATCTTACTCCTCTTAGTTGCTAGGCCTACCACCCTCTGATGGATTGGCTGCTGAACCTGCAATGTTAGCAGGTATTCTTAGGGTATCATTTCCAGCTATGGTTGGATACCTTAATTCTATACGGGCTTCGTTTGGAGTTATAACGCCGCCGTTAACTAGTGTGCTATGATAAGCTGCTACGTCTTTTAATTCTGGCTGTAGTGCACTGACATTATTGGTTACTTCTGCCACGTCATATCCAAAATATCTTTCCACTGCGGAAACATATAACCTAACGATTGGCAGTACAGTTTCCAGGTAAAATAGTTTAAGATTAGGGGCAATGTTAGCATTGTTACCACCACTCAATAATATAGGCGGTACACCTATGGTTGTCATTACGCGCTCACTGTGGCGCGCAATAGCTTTATCAAAGTCTAAGTCTTGAAAGTCATTGTCCTGCAATTTAACAGGCTTCAACCCACTATCTAGGATAATTGGGCGACGTCCACCACTGCGCGGGTTATATCGCTGTGCCCAGTATTGATAGGTTTTTTCCTTGGCAGCTTGCGATAGTGTATTTTCTGTGGTTAGTGCCATGCCAAAAACAGCACCATTTTTAAAGAAGTTTTGCTGAAACTCATGCATGTTCCATAGTGTATCTATACTCTGACGTGCAGCTGACAATCGGCTCTGCCCGCGATAGATACTCTCCGAATTCACATCTCTGAAGTAGAATACTTCCGACTCGCGAAAGACAATTTCACCGTTATACTTGTAGCCACTAATAAACGTTTTGCTATCAGTTAATATTTCCACATTTTCTGCTGGTAGATGGTACATAAATGTACCATCAAAGTGCACAAAGGCATTGCCGTCTAACAAGAAATCTGTGAATAAGCTGCGACGAAACTCCTGTGCCGACTGGTAGGGATTTGGTCTAAAGTTAAGTAGTGTGTTTAGGGTCTTTTGACGTAGTCCAGCTACCACTCCCTCATGCTGTTTGTCTTTTATATCGTAATCAAGGCTAGCGCAAGCGGCAACTACCTTGTTAACACTAGTGTTTACACAGTCTATATCACGAAAGTAGAATCTATAGCTTATAGGCTGTGTACTGCCTACGCTACTACCTTCAGCTTCACTAATGCGTTGTTGAGCAGGATTTAGTTTTTCAACCATCCACTCACGTAATCTTTCCATTCTGCTCATACCCACTCCTAGGTAAAACGGCTAAAGAATCCGCCACGCTTCTCTACCACTAACCCAGAAGCCTTAGACTTCTGCGTTTCAATCCACACACGCTGTTTAGGTACTGAGCTAACCGTGGGTATTTTACCATAAACACTATGCAGCATTACATGATGGCGATTACAGAGTGTGTAAACCAATTCATATAATTCGTGATAGTGCTCACTGATAAAATCATCACGAACAGCTAGGATTCCTTCATCCGTATCAATACTATAACCATGCTGATCTGCCCAACTGTATAACAAATTAGTTATACTGTGTAGGTGATGCAGCTCTAGGTCATTGGTACCACCGCAGATGTAGCAACTAGATTGTTTTTGGTAGGCAGCCTTGGCTTTGTCCCTAACCCATTTAACAGCAATACGGTTGTTTGTATTTTTTGCCATGTTAATTGTGTAATTATATACTAAAGGGTAGCACCAGTGCAACCCAAAATTTTACCAGCTATACCACATAACTATAAAGTGCATAACGAACAGCATCAGCCATGTGACTATAACGGTTGTGCTTGGGCCGCTCACGTGCTAGGCCTTCGCGATCGTCCCACTGATATTGATCTAGCATGGCTAAGACGTGGTTGCAGTCCTTGTGTACCCTAAATCTACCCTGCTGCACTAGTGTTTGCACATATGCAATGCCTGGTAGTACATCTTTTTTAGCACGTGTGGTAGCAATATCGTAGTTATAGGCTAGATCAGCGGCAAATTGTGCAGCTGCACTATCAATAAACACAGTTTCTATACCGTGCTGGCTAATAAACCTCTGAAAATGCTCTGCATGCTCACGTGTAGTCCGCTCCGACTCGCAATAATCCTGTACGGCATAGAAACAATCAGTGTTGTAATCGTAGGTAATGGTTACCCAAGCTGTTTCATCCTTGTAGCCAGGGTCTAGACCAGCAATTGTTTCGCCACGTAAGTCTGGTAACTCTTCTAAGATATACTCAGGCTTGAATCCTTCATAGATTTGACCTAGGTAACTAGTAAAACTTGCCATATATTCCTGCTCAAACTCACTTTTACTCATGCTGCGACGTGCTTCATCAACATCCGATTGTGCCATGCGGCTATTCTCCGAATAATCTGCTTGTAGGCTTACCCATTCTGGAAAGTTAGGGTCAAATCCACGCTGCCAAAACTTACTAAACCAGTTGTTTTTACCACGTGGTGTGCTAATAAAAATGGCTTTTGCCGATGGTTTATCTAGCGTAGGTCTGAGCGCAATGTTAAACGCATCTTCTCCATGATCCGACAGTGCAGCTTCATCAAATATGATAAGGTCATAGCTGCGACCCACGGTACTATCGACCGTACTGATTGAACCCATGCGTATGGTTGAACCGTTGGATAATTCGATAATCTTGTCTTTAAGGTTGTCACGGGTTACCTCTAGGTCAAAGTGTTTGATCAGTCTACGCTGCAGCTCAAAACTGATTGCACTTAGGTTGTAGTTAGGGCTAATGATAAGTACATTGCAGTTGGGTACTAGTGTAACCAGTTGACCTATAACATTGGCTATGTATGTTTTGCCCAATCGCCTGGCAAGTGCAGCGCAAATGAACCTGTACTGTGGGTCATTGACTGCATTGATTAGTGCGATTTGGGGTCTGTTGATAGTATCGTAGAGGTTTAAGAGCCTAAGATAGTTGTCGATAGGTAGTTTGATAAATCGTTTTGTAGGATCAAACTCCTTAATGTACTCTGTTTCTACATTATTTCTGCTTACTACGAGCATGGATGAGTTCCGCTAGTGCTATTGTTATGAGGATGCTAAGGCCGATACAGTTTAGGGTGAACCATAGGGCGCTCATATGCCGTCGCCTGACACCAGTTTATGTATAAGCTGGCTGTACTTGCTGCCATCGTCGTTGATCTGTACGTTTACTTGCTTTTG